CTCTATTCCGTACTCCCCTTTGAGCTTCGATACTTCCCACGTCTGCTCACCTAACTTTACCTCTCTGATACCATACTTCTCACACTCAGCTATGGTCTGCTTAATGAACATCCTAGCCCCATCTTCTTTGAGAAACCCCCTGTTTGCCAGCCGAGGTAAGATTATTACATCCTTCTCTTGTGACATTGCCAATATCTCAGTAGCCGTTGTTGGTTTCATGGTTGGTAAATTATTGAGAGTTGCCCTGTCAATCCTCTCCTGAAATGCCCTGTGATATACCTCAGCCTGTGCCCGCAACTCACCTATGGGCATCTTAGTATACGCCTCACCCAACCCTACCTCCATAATATTGCCAGGCCGTGTAGCTTCATCCACTGTCGGTATATCAGCCCCATTCGGTGTGGGTTCTTTCTTGGTGCGCTGTAAAGCATGGTCAAGCTCCAGTAGATTAAGACTCCCAATAATGGACATGAACCTGCTTAATTCAAGGAATATATCCCGCACCAGGAATAACCCCGACTCCCCACGATACTTTAACGATTCCTTGTCCTTCAACATTGACCCTATCGGCACCCTGCGATATATGACAGGAACATAACCCAACTTATTCGGCTGCCCTTTGACTTTCTCCCCACTAATCCATAATTCACTGACATCACGAGCCAAAATATACAATACCTCAATATCAGCAGCATCCCCCATCTTTACACTACTCGCCTCTGGATGCTCTACTAATATCTGGTCTCTGGGACGGTAGGACTTGTAACCAGTAAAGGTTATTCCCTTGTTGTCATGGGAACAAACAAAATAACCAGTGTCCCAGGGCATTATGTCTGGGACTAGCTCGCCCTTCTCAATATGGTAGTAAAAGAGCACCGCCTCACTACCCCGCCTGAAGTTCTGCTGGTCAAGGAACGGGTCAAGATAATCCTCACCTTTAAGTGATAGTAATTCATCGCTTTCTTTGTATCCCGCCTTGATAAACCCCTCGACATACGCCGTGTCAAATCGCTTATTATCGGAGGTGACTGCCACCTGCTCAATAGCTGAATTGAGCGTTGATTCAACACGGTGGGTATACTCCCCTAAGTCGTTGAGGACAACATAGATTGAGTTGGCTATCTCATGGTCGTCTATGCCCCAAACATGATTCTGAATCTTCACAAGGTTAAACAGGTCTGCATCCGTTTTATGCCTCTCAAACAAGTCTCCCCACTCAGTGAACTTATCATCTACGAGCTTTTTATAATCGGTTTCAGTTGTCATCTCTTACCTCCTGCTTCTACCTGCTGCATATTTCCATTTCGCCCTGGAGTGAGCATATCCTTCGCCAGTGGTTGCTGTCTCCGGCATGAAGTCACTCAATAATGTCCGAGCACACGCACATAAATGATACCTGGACTCATCCCTTATCTTATTAGTTGGCTTACCCTCGTTATCCAACTCCCACAAGCAATTCATTATCTCCTCAAGCCAGTTAAAGTTATCCTCAAAACAGTATATCTTGTTCAACTCCATTAAGCCAATAACTCTCTCCACCTGAGCATTGACATGGGTAATAGTCGGAGGCAGGATAGTCCAACCGTGCATCCCATAAAGTTGCCTGGTCTGGTCTTCAGTCGTAACATTCCCACCTACGCTTTTGAGTGGCCTCCAATCGGGATTATCAACCCTCCAATTAGCAGTTATCTCCTTGAAAGCATTGACATGATTTGGTGCTGACAATCCACCGGGCAGATACTCCTTGAAACACACCAAGTCATTAAGTCTCATATAAGGCGGTGCCCCTGGCGGTAGCGGTAGCTTAACCTGAGCAAAGAACAACGCTGCGGGATTGGCCGACCCGAAGTCATGGCCTGAATATACCAGCCAGTTCCTCGGTATCTCAAAACGCTTTATCCTGCATATAGCCTCATTGAAGGACTTGTATACCAGCCAAGAGAGTTGTATATCGTCATCTTCCGCTAGTATCTCCTGCCTATACGCTTGCCTGGACATATCCTTGATAACTTCCCCTAGTGCCTCTCGGCTAATGTGTGGGTTATCAAAACTGGTAAAGTGGAAGGCTGCCCACCTGCCAGAAGTATCGGCTTGTGCTGCCTTGAACATCTTGGCAGCATGCCGGGGGTCTCTGGCCTTAGATACGCCAGCACTCCGTAAGGACGGCGGAGTATAGATAAATACCGCATCCCCGTTATTGTCCAGCAACATAGGTGCTCCGACCACTTCCCACGCATCCTCATTAGTGAGTTGGTATTCATCAAATATGAGCAGGTCAGCGTAATCGCCCCGTAAAGTATCGGCGTTCCAGGCTGTTTTGGCTTTTATCCTCTGCTCAGTATTAACCTTCTCAACGAATTGTTCGGACTCGTTACACTTGAACACGCCGGCATCTATTGCCTCACGAAGAGAACGCTTGACCTCAAACCAAAACTTTTCGGTCTGCTCACTTGTTGGCGCAGCATAGAGCACACGGACACCAGCAAGGAATCTCCCAACCGCCTTAATGGCTGAGCCTACTGTCTTACCACCACGCCTGCCAGCCCGAACAACAATCCTCTTAGCCGTGCTGAGGACAAACTCAGCTTGATGAGGATGGTCTTTGACACTACGGCGATGTATTATCAGTTCCTTTGTCGCTGTCGTCATCGATTATCCTTAAAATAATCTCGCCCTCGAATTTGTGGGTATCTGTAACCTTCCCCTCTGTCCTGTCCCAGACCTCCTTGAAAGGTGCTGTCTCACGCTTGATAGCTCCCTCAATAGTGGAATGAACCAATAAATCCCTGGCGGGAGCATCCTTTGGCGGGGCTTTAAGTGGTTTTTGTAAGTTATCTAGTAGTAGCGATTTGAGGCTGTAACCTTGTTGATTACCATTGTAACCTTTAGGAAATTTACCTATTTCAAGGTTTTTGAGGCTGTTAGGGTGCATAACACGCCCGTCTTTGGCTGGCTTAAAGGAATCCTTGTTGTCAGACATCTTAGGTAATAATAGACACAAAGTGCAGCAAATGTCAAGTATGTGGTAAAGTCTGAGCGGCCAAGCGAGGGATTTACACTGAGCGGTAGCGAAGTGAATAAATATAAAAGAGATTGCCGTTTTGGTGATAAAGATAGAGTACTTAAGTATTGGGTGGGAGGGGTTAAGGTAAGGTACAGTTAACCCCATATATAAAGAAGATAATCGGTGGGGTCAGTGCAGCAGCCCTTGAAATATAAATAGCGGGCTGCTGTAAGTTATTGATGGGGGTTAAGGTAAGGTGGTTACGGGGTTGATTATAGCATATTAGTTATGTATGGTGTCAAGGGTTTGGGGTAAGCATTTAGTGCAATATCATCTACGTATTTAGTGCAGTGCCATCTACGTAATTAGTGCAAATCATCTAAGCATAAATACGTATTGACAAGTATAGCATAGTCTAGTATGATGAGAGTGTAGAGTTAAATAAAAAGGGAGGTAAGAAAGGTGAACAAAGAGCAGCGAGGGTGGAATAACCTAAACAACGAGGGCGGTGAGGGATATGTCCCAGCGACAAAAGCCGAGATGGCACAAATCGAAGCTGAGTTGGCAGCCCTTAAAGTCCGCAATGCAATGACCCAGGCAGAGAAAGATGCCGAAAATAACGCCAGACAAGATGACTACCTGGCGAAAGAAAAGGAGGAACGGGATACAGATGTAAGGGTAATCGCATATCTAGCGAGGCAAAAATTGGAACTAGAAGGAGGACAAGTTTATGACTGACCAAGAGAGAGCAGCAGACCTTAGAATACAGGCGGCTGTCAATCGCCACTACGCCAGGGCATGTCAGGATACATACCTCAAGACTGGGCGTGCAAGCGCACTCTATCAGGCGGAGCTACACGCTGCCTGCTCGGAAAAAAAGGAGGCTCAGGCGGACATCCTGCAAAGAGAAGGGAAGCAGGACAGAAACAGCTAACCTATTCACCCACTGGGGGACTGCCAGCCCCCAGCAGTGAACCGGTAAGCACCTTAACAACTGAATAGTGCCGGGTAGAGAAGGAGCAACAATGCAAATCAATGAAGCACTTAACGCCCTAAACGATGGTCACTCAATTTGGAAAGTGGGATATGCTAAACGAGTTTGCAAGGCTCTAAACATACCCTTCATGGAGAGACAATTAGTCCAGCGATTTCGTAGTAGTTGGACTCCCGAGAATTATAAAGGGCTTACCATGAAGGACGGATGTGAAGGGATTCTCGGAGTAGATAGCGGGGACTTGAGTTTTTACGTAGCTAAGTTATTCGGAGTAGCTGATAGGGCAGAGCAGAAGATAGGTCGAGGGTCTCAAGCCAGGGCATACGCCACAGTGGTTAGGGAAGCAGTCGAAAGCCTCAGTAAACAAGAGGGTGGCGAGATTTGGCAGTCGAAGAAGTAAAATAAAACACAATCTACCCGGCACTACTCAGGGGATAAGCTTAAATAAAAAAAGGAGGTAGACAGATGAACCCCACATTAAAAATGCTAGTTAAGGACATATATCCTGCCTTGAAGAGTGATTACGGCAACGGCGTAACGCTACAAGGGTTATTAGACGAAGCGGACAGGCAAGTGGCTGGTGAGC